CGTTATTGCGACGACGGCGGACACGACGTCTAACATTTTCACGCCTCTTAGCCATATGGACGAAAAGAAATTTAAATATATACACCTGTTTTATCTGTTAACGAAGGGGAAATTTGGTGCAATCCGGGTCCTGCGATAACGCGCGCCCGCAGGGACTGCTCAATAGCCACCTGGTGGTCAGGGAGCAAACCAAATGCCTTATAGAAAGATGCGCGGGTAACATCGACATCAACAGCAAATGGCCTTTTCTTAGACGCATGAAACATCCATCCTTGCTTAGTGGTTAATAACCGTCCAAGTTGATTCTGGTCGACATTACTGCCAAGCATGCTGGAGTAAAAAGCATCAAGAACAGGGATGCCCTGGTAAAGGGACAACCCACACACACCGGTGGCATGGCGGATGACGTCAGCACTGCACCAATCCTTATTGTCAATGAAAAATTCATCCTGTCGAAGTGCCTTATGCACATTCCGGACCATCATGAACGTTTCTCCGACACAGACTGGACGCGACTGGCAAAATTCAACATGTTCCAACTCATAAACGGGTTGTTCTATGTCGAGTTCAAAACCAAATCGTAGAAAGTGCTCTGACAAACCGCTGAGTTTCCCCAAGTCGCGCTCATCAATGAATATACCGCAATCATCACCATCATTAATGAACCTCCACTCACAGCCCAACCCTTTCAGGTAAGCGTGAGCAATGGCGCACATGATGATGACGTTACCTAATGCGGTATTCATATCACCGGAAGCGCGACAACCCGTAACCTCGTACCGGAGACAGCCATCAGACATGCGTGCATATCCAACCTGGTCGATTTGCCAAGACAAAAGTTTAGCAAGTTCCTTAGATTTGAATATGGAATTATAAACCCCATGTTCAAACCGAAGAGCGTCAGCAGAGACATGTTGATCAAACCTGCTGGCGTCCAAACCTACAAAACAAGGTTTGGAGAATTCCGACCAGTACGCATGGAGGTGCCTTCCCCGCTCCCACGGGGGATCACACTTGAGAACAACGTGGTGGCCAAAGCAGCGATCAACCGCCTTGTAGACAAGTTTCTCCGCAGGGCGCAGATACTTTCCAATTTCCACATTGTACTCATCGGACCTCGGCTGAATCAACCGCGGACAAGGGTTTGCCTTCGTTGTTGCATCATAGAACTCAGCCTTGATGAAAGTCTTCAACCACGAGTGTTTGCGACTAATGCCTCCCAACATCAGACGCTGCCGCGCGTTAGCATACCTTTGCCGCTTCAGTCCAGCGTACGAGTCGACGAATTGTTCGCGACTCCAAACTGGAGGAAGTGCTGGGATACGCTTCCGCAAAGCGCTCGCGAAGTATTTAACTTCATCGAACGCCCCACTCAAGGGTTTGGGACATTCAACAAAACCAGGTCCATTGCGGTTTTTCACAAAATATAACCTCTCAGTCAATGCTCTGAGTGCAACAGAAACAGT